ATAGTTAGCCCCACAGGACTCGCGGAAAGGACCGTCAACGAAAGATTTATCTTCGTTAACGACGAAACCGACAGAGTTGAGCAGAGTAATGAGCTCATTTGCTTTAGCCGGGTGAATGACGATATCATCGCCAAACACACTAGCTTCGCAATCGAGCTCACGGGCTACAGAAAGCAAAATCAGAGTCATAAGTTCAAACGTGAAGCCATTTCCCATCGAGGAAACTTTCTTCACCGGACGATAGGAGCCGTCAGGCCCTAATATCATACCGGACCTGTGAAGGTCTATGAATTTATATACTCGATTCGGTAAAAGGAAACGACAAAGGTCTAAGGAAATGCTATCGCTAGCGTCCTTAAGATCGATTGTCGCCCAACGCTCAGTTTCTCGGATGAGAAGCCGATGTTTGTGTTGGGTATGGTCGAGATCAATCCCGAAAAGGGAACGTATCTCAGCCCTAATCCAATTACCAATTGCCCTCTGGATGAGGATGTTACCGAAAGGCTCGATGTTAATCGGTCTCCGCTTCTCATTGTTCTTAGGAACAGTTGAGAAACGACTCCCATGGGTCAGCTCAGTCAATTGACGAAGCTTCCAAGAGAAAATATGGAAACCGATCCCGTTGGTAACGCCGTGATCCATGAATCGTCGATACATGTATCTTTCAGCGTAACGTTGGGGAACATCAAAGTTTTTCTTTCGGTACCAGCTAGCAAAGCGACTTCGAACCGCTCTCTTGAGACCCGTATGATTGTAGCATATCGAAGCGAACTGCTCGAAGCTATCAATGGTACAGGTCCACTTACTAGAGGAAAGACGAGCCTCAAGGCTATTCTTCCCCCTCGTAGGGATGAACTCACTTCCAACAGGGAAGGAGAGGTCATCGAGCGATACGGAACCGAGCTCCGAGTGGAGTTTGGCTCTCGCTTTGTACCAGGTAGGTAGTAGTTTCCCGATGAAAGGAAGGGAGCAATCTCGAACACACCAATCTTGCCAGCACTTATCGGCAAGGTCGGCAGTACGAGAAAGCTCAGGCTCCTGGAACTTCTTCTGAAATCGCTTTTGAGCGAAATCTTCGGAAAACGTGATCGGTCTTGAAAAGACATGTTCACGAAGGACCTCCTGAAAGGCACGGGTAGTGCTTTGATGGTTCATCTGGTTTCACCTTACCTGGTTAGGCGGCTGAGACAACGACGGGAGGTGTGGCTGGCTCAAAGCCAGACAACACATTCTCATCAGCCCAGACGCCCAGCTGGCCGGCGATTGCCTTCAGGACTGCCTTACGGCGGCCCATAGAAGCGATCGAACCGGAGATGCGAACGCGAACAGCGATCGCATCAACAGCCTGAACACCACCTACCGTTACATCAACGTTATCGTTGACGATGACTTCGG